TGGCATGGTTCTTGTTCTCCATGGTTAATTATTGCAAGATGACTTACATGTGTAAGATGTCAGTCGGATCCTGTATTATAGCAAGTATTTCATCATCATTCAAGAGCCTTAAATCACCACCGTCAATTTTTAATCTTGACCCCGCATAACGGGCAAATATCACCCAATCACCCTTTTTGCACCACGGACCTTCAGGAAACTTGTTGGTATCGCCATACGCATCAGGGCCAGTGGCCACTACATAACCGCAAACGGTTGCTAATTGTTCTCTTTCTCGGGTTTGATCAGACAAAATAACTCCTCCTTTTGTACGTTCAGCACCTAAATATGGCAAGATTAAAATCCGCCAACCAGTGGGACGAGGTAACTTTTCAGCAATATCGCTGTCAATATTATCAGGGTCCAAGTACTTAGACTCTCGCTGTCCATATATTTCCTCTACTTCCTTTTGTTTTTTCTCTAATTCAGCCACTGTTTTACCTTCTTCAGCAACCTTTATTTTTTCTTTTTTTCTGGCTTTCGCCATGTGCGTGGGCAATATTAAATCACTCATCGTTTTGTTCTCCTTGATCTATTGCAGAATGCAATTTATTTATTGGTAAATTATAACAATCGGCTTTAACAGTGTAATTATTTGAAGGATCAATAGACCCTTTTTTTAAAAAAACAGCATCTGTGAAATATTTATTTTTAGGGTAAACACCAAGAAACCATCCCTTTTTATAGTCTTTATGTACTCGAGTAAAAGCATAATAATCACAATTTTGTTTTGTGTTATAAGCAGCGACACTGCACTCGTAATAATCTAAAGGCGGATAATCTGGAGTTTGTTTTTTGGATTTTACATCTACTTTTTTCCCATCTAATGTAATTATATCGTGGTTAAAAGTATTGTTTTGCTCCCCGCCTAGTATTGAAAAAGCTATTATTTCACCTAGAAAACCCACTATGTTTCCAGCACCCGAGGTTATACTATTGTTTAGAGTTCCCATTTGATTTGCTTTGATCTGCGCTTCGTTTAACATACTTTCTGTTATTTCTACTTCTGTGATCATGAATCGTTTTGTTCTCCTTGTTTCATTATGTCTTGTATTTCCCCTTCTATTTCTTCCAAAGCGCGAAAACGGCCCATCATTTTTGCATAGTCTGTAGATTCTTCTACCGTACCCTGCATAACATAGTCCGTTGTCTGTTGTTTTTTGTTGCGTATAATACGCAAAAGCTTTTCGCTTAAATATAGTCCGTCCATTATTTCTTTATAAGTTAGATCTAATCGCTCTGTATTTCTCTAATATATCTGCTATCCCAGAATTTGCAACATCATTATGGCCAATAATCATCATGCCACCGTCCATTTTATTTTCTCTATCCATTAACGCAATATTACCTAAATCGTAAGAACCACTTTGAGCCATTTCACTTATTCTTTGCATAGCCTCTTCTTGTGTCATGCCCATTTCCATTAGACGATTAAGGACAGCACTTCCTTTAGAACTTAAACCAAACTCTTCCACAATTATATGCCCCCAAACGTATCACTTAAATTTTTAGTGATCTTCTCTGCTTTGTCCAACACTTTTTGTTCTGCATCGTTCTCTAATTTCTCTATGGCGATAGCCGAACGAATTGCAACAGCGTCTTTTTGTTGATCAATCTTTTCTTTATCAGTTTGTTCTCGTGCTTCAGCTTTGTCTTTTTCAAGTGCAAGTTTAGCTCGAGCCTCTTTTTCTTTACGTTCGTTTTCCTCACTTCGAATGTCTAGTTCTTTTTGTTTTAACTCAACAAGTGGATCATCTTGAGTTACGTTTAACATTTCATCCATGTCCTCAATGTACTCAGCTATTAACTGTGACTGACGAACAGCAATTAAATTTTGCATTTCTGCCATAATTTGTTGTTGCATCTGTTGCATCTCTTCTGGAGACGATCCTTGTGCTTGTTCCATTTGCTCTTGCATTGATTCTTGCATTGATTCTTGTATATCTTCTTGAGCTAGTAATGAGATGTGTTGCATAATGTGTGCCTGTATATTTGACATAGCTTGTGGATTAGTTTTTGTAATTGCACTACCAAGTAACGCAATATGCGAAACAATATGTGCTTGATGATCTTGTCCCGGAAATGCTTGCGCTGTCATGCCTGCCGTTAATTCTGCATTTTCTAATGCAGGGTCTTTTGGTTGTGGTTGAGGTGGAGGCGGCATTAGAGCCTCAATGTTTTGTACGCCCATAGCTTCATACATTCTTCTGTACGCTTCAGGTAAACTGTGCATCTGTGGTGCAGCCTGTGCTAATTGCAGTTGTTGCTGCGCTAAAGTCACACGTTGTGTCACTGAAAAAATGTTTGGGTCAGATACAGGTATTACATCAATACGTGCATCAAAGTCTTGAGACATAATTGTTTGGTCAGCACCTACAATTTGATAAGGGTAATTTTGAGGTAGTGTTGATGCAAATAGTTTTGCTAATAACTTAAACTCTTTTCCTTGAGCAGAATGCATTCTTTTGTGAATTGCCGACATGACTTTCATGCCCCTCTCAAGAAGAGCCATGGTCGTGCCAACAGGATTTACTTCATTACCTTCACCAAGTTTCATGTCAGCAACAGCAGCAAACGATTTACCACTCTCAATAACAAAACCTAATAATTGATACAATGTGCCAGACGGTTCTTTGTATGGTAGTGGTACAAGTGAGCTTGCAATATCTCCTGCTGGAGCATCCACATCTCTAAACTCTCCCGGAACTAAAGGCTGATCGTCATCACGGATACGTAGGCCTCTTGCTTTGAAACCAGAGGGTAAGTTGGCAAGTGTACCGGCGTCAATGAGTTGTCGTAGTATAGAGGTTGCAGACTTTGATAAACCACCAAGCATATGAATAAGACCAAAACCATAAAAGCCAAGGCCGGGTAAAAATTTGTAGTGAACAAAATATTGTTTTTTGTTTTTAAATCTATCTGCTTCATTCCAGTTTCTACGTATTGATAGTACAGTTGATGAACTCTCATCAATAGTTACAATGTAAGGTAAACTAATTCCACTTTCTTCACCTGCCTCATTGGCATCTTCGTATCCGGGTAAATCTAAATCGGTATGTATTTCTAAAATTGTATGTATATCATCTTTTGTATAAATTCGTTTCTTACCATCAAGAGAATCAATTTTTTCACTCACCGAGTCTGTGTCTGGATCACCCGGCTCATCTAATTCAATGTCTCTATAAAAACCTGTTGCTTGATATTTACGTACGTCATTTGCTGCCATCTTAACAACATGAGTAATTCGCATACATGTCATTAGATCTGTTGCATCGTAAGGCACAACAAGATCTTGAGATGATACAAATTTAGAAACAGGTCTACCTAGTTTTTCGTCAAAGTAAACTTTACGGAACGCCGAACCTGATAATGGAAGATGAAATAACATCTGATCAAGTTCGGGTTCATACTCCTCCATGACATGGGAAAGTTGATAATTCATGTATTCTTTTACACGTTTTGATTGTGCTTCGACTTGTGGATTAGTTGCGCCCATAATTTGAGTCTTTACAGGGCCACCTGCTGGAAATAATTCTTTGTACGATTGTGCTTGAAACTGTGTCACTGATTCTGCAAGTAGTGGATGTGTTACACCAGACGCACCGGGAAATGGGTCGCTTCTGTCTTCATACGTCATGCCTAATAACCCTAAGCCTTCTGCATAGGTAGATGCCCATTCTGCTCTAGAATCGTTATCTGCTTCATACGCCTCCATCAGCTCATCTGCTATTACAGCTAAATCAGACTCGTCCATGAATTCAGCTAGGTTAGAAGTATGCTCTTCTGCTACGGGAGCATCAGAACCAAAATTAATTGTAGCACCACCATCTTCGTCTAGTTCAGGGTCGCCATTTAATAATTCAACATCTTCGGGTAAAACATTTTCTGCTTCTAAATTAAACTTCATTTGTTCATTTAAAGGCATATCTTTTTCTATTGGCATATTATCTTCCTATATAAATTCTTGTATCTCTTCTGGAGTGTAACCAAACTCTAAAAGATCGTTAATGCTATACATTGCTCCTTCTTCACCTTCAATCATTTTGTCGTCCATTTTATCCATATATTCGTAACCTATCTTATCAAGAACCACTTCACTTGCATTTGCGTCTGTTGGTTCAAGTAGAGCCATCATAGCTCCTGAAGGAGACAATTTTGCTAGCTTGTATACTGCACCTAAAGCTCCGAGCCCCATTGCACTGTCCCGTAGTTTATTTGATGCCATTGGTTTAGCTACGTTTGCAAGACCAGAAACAACTCCTGCGCCAGCGTATCCTATACGTCCACCATCGGCCTCTAGTACTCGACCTGTAATCTGAAATATCTCAGCATCGATGTGAGAAAAATCTTCACCTATTTCTTTTAAGTAACGTTTCTCATTTAACAGTTCTGATATTCTATTTTCCCCGGGCATCTTCTAGCTCTCTGTTAAGTTTTTGTCTAACTGCTTCAAAGTGCGGTTCCCAATCTTCATCATTACCTGTTTCAAAGTCACCAAATTCAATGTCGTTAATCCAAATTCTATTATCTGAAGTTTTAAATGTATAGACAGGTTCAATTCTGTCTGTAAGAACTCCGTGTTTACTATCTTCAACAGCGACGAACTGATTATCTTCTATTACCCAATGCGATCCAGAAACAAAAACATCTTTATAATTGTAAATGCTTTGTGGCATAAATTCCATTTTAGCTTGTACAGTTCCTCCTTTAGTTTTTTCACCAATTTCAATACTTGTAATTTCTTTTGTAGTGCCATCGGCCATTTGAACAGCAGTACCTTCAACAAAACATCCTGATGGGCCCCCTCCGGGACTAGGGGAAGATCCTCCGCCCCCGCCGCCGCCTCCTCCGGGTCTTGGAGTAATGGGTGCTGCCACGGGTGGAGTTGCCACGGGTGGAGTTGCCACGGGTGGAGGTGGTGGTATGTAAGGTTGAATAATATCAGGAGATTGATTTGCAAGCATCTCTTGTCTTTTTCTTATAGACTCAAAAAAATCTCTTTCAGCTTCTTGTTGCAAAATAGTTTTGTAATCAACTTCAGGTTGAATACTGTCTGGTCCAAACAACTGTTCTAATGTTGGAGTTGATGTTCCTTTTGTGTACGTAAGTGCATCTAAATTTCGTCTACCAAAATCTGCACTTGGTCCGTAACCATATGTATAAGGGTTAGTAACACTGAATGGAGAACTTCCCGGAGTTGGTAAACCGCCGGGCCTCACGGGTTTTGGAATAGTCATTGGAGGTGGAGTTGGTCCTCCGGGAGGTCTTGGAGTAATAGGAAAGCCTCCTACAACTGGTAAAGGAACATTAATAGGAGGTGGTTTTTTACCTCCGGGTTTTTTACCTCCGGGTTTAGGTTTTGGTTTAGTGATAGGAAAAGGAACTGGATTAGGCATAATATTAATAGGGTAAGGTGTGAGAGGAGGCATAGAGCTGCCTGTGTATGTTGTGCTTCCGCCCGGGCCCTTTGTTTGCGTTCCACCACCTGCGAGATAGTTTGCCATGGTTGCCGCGCCGTCAGGATCAAGAGTGTTGACTGCACCAAAATTTCCAGACACGTTCATAATCTTTTGAAGAAGACCTCCTAGGCCATATCCCATTCGAAAAGATTTCATGCTGTAGCTCATTTGATGTTCCTATAACTTACCCTTGTAG